GTGAGGCCATCAAGCAGCATTGGCAAGATGCTGACATCCCAGAGCGCTTGCAGCGCATGATTGATGACAAGCCTACACAAGAGATTGATCTTGTTGAGGCTACATTATATGACCCCGACAAAGGTGATTTTTGTTATCACGTTATTTGGGCTGAGGGCAAAGCTGGCTTGCTTATGCGCCGGATGAAATCATCGCCTTGGATTGTTGCGCGTTACATGAAAGTGGCAGGTGAGGTGTATGGCCGGGGGCCGTTGGTTACAGCAATCCCAGACATCAAGACGCTGAACAAGACGCTAGAACTGCTGTTAAAAAATGCCAGCCTGTCAATTGCCGGTGTCTATACGGCGGCTGATGACGGTGTATTGAACCCGCAAAACATCCGCATCCAGCCGGGCGCTATCATCCCGGTTGCGCGTAACGGCGGCCCGCAGGGTGAGAGCTTGCGCCAAATGCCGCGCTCTGGTGATTTCAATGTGTCGCAGATTGTGATTAATGACCTACGCATGAACGTCAAAAAGATTTTGCTTGATGACACATTGCCGCCAGACAATATGAGTGCAAGGTCTGCGACAGAGATTGCAGAACGCATGAAAGAACTGGCGCAGAACCTTGGCTCCGCTTTTGGTCGTTTGATTACAGAAACAATGGTGCCGCTAGTTAGCCGCATTTTGTATGTGATGGATGAGCGCGGTTTGATTGAGATGCCACTGCGCGTCAATGGGCTTGAGGTTAAGGTCACGCCAGTTAGCCCGATTGCACAAGCGCAAAATATGGGTGACATTGAAAAGATTATGCAGTGGGTGCAAATGTCATCAGCCCTTGGCCCCGAAGGTCAAATGGCTATTAAGATGGGCAGCATTTCTGATTATGTTGCTGACAAACTTGGGGTGCCAGCGGAGTTACGCACGACACCACAAGAGCGCGAGCAAATGATGCAACAGGCCGCGCAAATGATGCAAGCACAAGCGCAGGCAGAAGGTGGTGCGCCAATTGAAGGCGAGGCACCACCAGAAGGGATGGTCTAATGAACCCGGACGGTTGGGAAGGTTTACAAACCGTAAACCCCGAAATAGCAGAAAAGCAACAAGTTGATAAAGATGACATTGATCGTCTTTATTTGCGCGTGTTCGCCAGTGACGATGGGGCAAAGCTGCTCACTCATCTACGCGCACTGACGATAGAGCAGCCAAGCTGGTATCCCGGTGAGGACGCCAGCCACGGCTATGCTCGCGAAGGCCAAAACAGTTTGGTCAGGGAAATTGAGCGGCGTATGAAAAGAGCGAGATCACTATGAATGACACAGATGGACTGTTGGCCGAAGCCCAAGTTGAGGGCGACGATAACCAGCAGCAGGCTGAAGAGACATCAATCCCACACCAGCTAACAGATAACGAGCCGTCAGTTGATAGCGTAACCGTTGCAAAAGAAGGTGAAGAGATAGAGCTTGAAAAGCCAGAGTGGTATCCAGAAAAGTTTTGGAACGAAGACGATGGCCCGGATCTAGAAAACCTTGTCAAGTCTTACAATGAATTGCAAAAAAAGTTTAGTCAGGGCAAGCACAAATCCCCTGACAAATACGACACAGCAATTTTTGAAGAGGCTGGCATTGGTGACGATGACCCGCTTTATAGTGTCTATAAAGACTGGGCAAAAGAAAATGGTGTTAGCCAAGCAGCGTTTGAACAGCTAGCTGGCACATTTATCGAAATGGCTCAGGGCGAAAGCCAGCAAGCCGAAATCTCATACAAAGAAGAATATGAGAAACTTGGCCCTAACGCTGACATCGCTATTAAGTCAATGACTGACTGGGCGTCTAGCTTAGTTCGCAAAGGCGTGTGGTCAGATGATGATTTTGAAGAGTTCAAGATTATGGGCGGCACAGCACAAGGGCTACGCGCTTTGCAAAAGATCCGCTCATACTATGGCGATAAGCCAGTGCCAATTGACGTGTCGCCAACAAGCGATGCGCCATCAAAAGAAGAGCTAATGGCAATGGTTGGCAAGCCCGAATATCAAAGCGACCCCGCCTACCGGGCGAAGGTTGAGAAGATGTTTGAAAACGTATATGGCAATAAAGAATATAGCGCCATTTAATGCAAGCGCGGCAGTTGTTTACAATTGCCGCGTTTTTCTATAAAATCACCCTTGACAGACAATCGGCTTTCGACCTGTCGCAAACGCTTGGGGGCGTAGCGTATATGCTCAAGCCGCAGCCCGGAAGGATACCTGCTAGGCGTCAAATCGTGTTTTAACTTTTACAAAGGAATAGGAAAATGGCAGTTGGCATTTCCAATGCTTTTGTACAGTTGTTCGATGCCGAGGTTAAGCAGGCATACCAGTCGTCACGCGCACTGGCAGGCTTAACCCGCGAGCGGGCAAATGTCGAAGGCAATCAGGTGAAGTTTCCAAAGATCGGAAAAGGCACCGCAACAGTTCGCGTTCCCCAAACTGACGTAACCCCATTAAATGTGTCCTACTCGCAGGTGACCGCGAGTATGTCAGATTTTATTGCATCAGAATATTCTGATATCTTTTCACAGCAAAAAGTCAATTTTGACGAGCGCCGTGAATTGGTGCAGGTAGTTGGGAATGCTATTGGCCGTCGTATGGATCAGCTTGTCCTTGATGCGCTCAACGCATCATCAACATCACTGACCGTTGCGACTACCATTGGTGGCTCTGGTACAAACATGAACGTCGAAAAGCTGATCGAAACAAAGAAGCTGCTTGATGCGAAAAACGTACCATCAGAAGACCGTTGCATGATTATTCATGCCAACACTCTTGCTGGCCTGTTGGGTGAAACCGCAGTACAATCGAGCGATTTCAATACGATAAAAGCTCTTGTTTCTGGTGATGTTGACACCTTTATGGGCTTCAAGTTCGTAACTCTTGGTGACCGTGATGAAGGTGGCTTGCCAAAGCCATCAACTCGCACCTGTTTTGCATTCCACAAAGATGCAATGGGTATGGGTATCGGCATGAACCAAAAGTCTGAAATCAACTATGTTCCTGAGAAAACGTCGTTCCTCGTTTCTTCAATGTTCTCCGCAGGCGCGGTTGCCATTGATGACGAAGGAATCGTCAAAATCTCTTGCACTGAATAGAAAGGAGTGTAGAAAATGGCTTTCTCTTCAGCAGGATGGAATGTTATTGGTGCAGCTAAATCTGGCAACGCACCTAGCATGTACACCTACACATCAGCAGACGCGATTGCGACTGTGAACACCGAAGGTTATTTCAACAATCTGTCAGACACAGTGGCAGTTGGTGACATCATCTTTGTTCGCGATAGCGCGACACCAACAATGTCAATCGTTGTTGTTCTGTCAAACGCATCTGGTGTTGTTGACGTATCAGACGGCACGGCTGTATCAGTCGCTGACGCTGACTAACAATAGTGGGGCGGCTTATGCCGCCCCATTTCCCTATTTTGGAGTAACGAATGGCGCAGGGCGACACCAAACTATCAATATGTTCCGAGGCTCTGATTATGCTGGGCGCTGCCCCGCTTTCGTCATTTGCCACCGGCACCGATGAAGCGCAAGTGGCTGATCGTCTTTATGACGACATCCGCGATACTATCTTAATGCAGTACCCATTTAGTTGGTCTGTTAAAAAAGTAAAGCTAGGCCGTTTGGCTAGCACCCCCATTAATGAATGGAAATATACCTACGCTTTGCCGGGCGATATTCTTGGCAACCCAAAGGCTGTATTTAATGTTGGCGCTGTTGGAGCGCAGCCAGTGCGAGATTTTGAGATCTACAATCTTGGCCTTTACACAAATTATGAAGAGGTCTGGATTGATTACCAGTACCGTCCAGCAGAGGCTGTCTTCCCGCCATATTTTGTGCGTCTGTTAAAGACAGCGCTAGCGGCTGACTTTGCCGAGCCGGTAACTGACCAGCTTACTAAGGGTGATTATTACCACCAAAAAGCATATGGTGCGCCATCAGAAAATATGCGTGGTGGGCTGTTGCGTGTTTCAATAAATATTGATGGCGCTGATCGTCCAGCACAAACTATACATGAGTTTCCTATCTCTGACATAAGGTTCTAGCATGAGCCGGATTATTCAGATCCAAAATGATTTTACCAGTGGTGAGCTAGATCCAAAACTACGCGCCCGGACTGATATTGACCAGTATAGCTCTGGCCTGACCACAGCGCGTAATGTAAGCATCCAGCCGCAAGGCGGCGCAAAGCGGCGTGACGGCACTAAGTTTGTTGCTGAGTTAGACAGTGGCGCAGGCACCGCAGTTCGTATGGTGCCATTTGAGTTTAGTGTATCTGATAGCTATATGCTGGTGTTCACGCCCGGCAAAATGTATGTTTTTAAGAATGGCGCACAGATTACTGCAATCAATGGTGGTGGCAGCAACTTTTTGACTGTGGCTGCTGTTACTGCGTCTATATTACCGCAGATGAATTGGGTGCAATCTGCTGACACAGTTATTGTGGTGCATGAAGATTTGGAGCCAATAAAAATTGTGCGCGGGTCTACTGACGCTGATTGGACGGCTAGCACAATCGACTTTGACCACATACCAAAATACGCATTTGAATATATTGTTCACAGCCCGCAGTTTACCATAACGCCATCAAGCACGGTTGGAAACATTACAATAACAGCGAGTGCAACAACGACAGACACTGGCACGGCTCAGGGCGGTGGGGCGAATACTATAACATTAAAATCATCTAGCAGTTTTACGCTGGACGATGAGCCAAATGGTATGTTTATTGAAATTACCAGCGGCACTGGCTCAGGCCAAAAGCGGCACGTCGAAGATTATGTCGCGTCGAGTAAACTGGCTACAGTTTACCCAGTTTGGGATACAGCACCAAATGGCACATCCCAGTATAAAATAGTTCCTTTTAACACAGCGGCTGTTGGCTCATATGCTGTCGCTGACAATGGTTTTGGCCGTGCGCGTTACGTTGAATATGTCAGCGACACAGAAATCAAAGCCTACGTTGAGATACCGTTTTTTGATACAAGTGGTATCACAAAGGGAAAATGGAACAGCGAACACGGTTACGAGGCGGTGTGGTCATCAACACGCGGCTGGCCGCGCAGCGTCACATTTCACGAAGGCCGGTTATATTTTGGCGGCAGCAAATCACGCCCATCAACATTGTGGGGCAGTCGCGTATCTGACTTTTTTAACTTTGACCCCGGCGAAGCGCTTGATGATGCAGGTGTTGAAGCAACATTAGACACTGGCACATTTAATGCTATCGTTGATATTTATTCTGGCCGCCATTTGCAGGTGTTCACAACCGGCGCTGAGTTCTATGTGCCGCAAGCGTTAGATGAACCCATCACACCAACAAACATGATTGTAAAGCAGCAAACCGGCTTTGGTATGAAGCCAGGCATCAGGCTGCAAAACGTAGATGGCTCGACCTTGTTTATTCAGCGTCAGGGCAAAGCGCTTCAAGAATTTATTTATAGCGACACAGTGCAAGCCTACACATCAGCCAAGATATCGTTGCTATCATCGCACCTGCTAAAGACGCCCGGCGAGATGGCTGTGCGTAAAGCGACAGGCACTGACGAAGGCGACCGTTTGTTAATTGTAAATGACGATGACGGCAGCATTGCCTGCTATACGTTGCTGCGTAGTCAAAATGTAATTGCGCCCAGTGAGTGGACAACAGGTGGGAATTTTTTAAACATTGGCGTTGATGTTGATGACATTTATACCGTTGTAAAGCGCACAGTAAATAGCAGTGATGTTTATTATGTTGAGTTGTTTGACGCTGACACATTGCTTGATAGCGCCAAAACCGGCGGCGCTGCTGCCAGTGTAACTATGGATCATCTTGAAGGCAAAACGGTAAAGATTGTTCGTGATAGTATTATTGAGCCAGATCAGGTTGTGCCAGCCACACCCTTTACTGTCACTTTTGCTACGGCGGCTGGCACAAGCTATCAAGTTGGTCTTAACTTTACCCCAGAGATTAAGACATTGCCGGTTGAGCCGCGCCTATCTAGCGGCTCTTTAAAAGGTTTTAAGAAGCGTATCTTTGAGGTAAATGCAGAATTGTTTGAAACGCAGTCGTTAACAATTGACGGCAAGTTAGTGCCGTTTAGGCAATTTGGTAGTGGGGTTCTTGGTGGTGCGGTTCCTGAGTACACTGGTATCAAAACGCTACATTCTATGTTAGGTTATACATACGACGGTCAAATCACAATTGGTCAAGAAGTGCCATTGAAAATGACGCTGCTTGGCATTGATTATAAAGTGAGTGCAGGGCAATGAGTGGTGGTGGTTTAGGATTGGCGCTTGCAGGCGCTAGCGCTTTTATGCAGTACCGAGCCGGGCAGCTACAGTCTGCCGCTTTACAATCTCAGGCAGGTTACACACGCTTGCAGGCGCAACAAGAGGCGTTAAAGCAAAAGCAGCAGGCGGTTGTGGTAATGGACAACATGATAGCTACTGCCGCCACGATTAACGCATACGGCGGTATAGGGCTTGGCAACGTAGATAATTTAAATAGAGCAGCGCGGGCAAAAGGTGTCAAAGAATTATACACCGTAAAGAACAACGAGATCATTGCTTTGCGCGGCGGTTATATGCAAGCTGATCAATATATGATGCAGGCCAGCGCAGCTAGTCAGGCTGGCTTTGCTGCCGCTATAGGCACATTCGGGTCTGGGTTAATGATGAAAAAGAGTATTGGTTAATGGCTAGGTCACTAGAATATAGACCACTTGGCGTTGGTATTGCATCGCTGCCTGGCGTTAACTTTGTTGCCACTGGAACAGCGCAAGCTAGGGTGGCAAGCACAATTGCACAATCGCTCGACCAAATGTCTCGCTTTGCTTTTCAGCAATACGAGACACAAGCAAAGATTGAGGGTGCTGAGTTTGGCGCAGCTAATGCGCCAAGCGTTGTGGATCTTATTAAAGCTGAGGATGCTGAGGCTAGAAAAGCATTGTTGCCCGGCAGCACTGAAACTGTGCGCGGCAGAGCAGAGCGTCAGGCGGCGCTAAACACTGTTGCGGCTAATCTTGAAATAACAGCGCGTGATGCAATCAAGCAAATAGCTGTTGAAGGTCATGTAAACTTCACAAGTGTTGTTGATCTTCAAAATCAGATTGACGGTGTCATTAACGGCTTTAGCGGCGCAATGACTGATGTTGACCCGGCGACAGGAGCTAAACTGCGCCTTGGTTTGTCAACCATTGGCAATACCGCCTACACAACCCACGTTAAGATGATGGCTACAAAGGCTGAAGATCAAGCCAAGTATTTATCTGCAAAAGGCGTGGATCAAATTATTGATGACATACCGGGTATGATCTTTACCACAGCGGCAAAAGGCCCAGATGAAATGGGGGGTCATATCCTTAAACAAAAAGAGAAATTAATTAAATTTGCTAACGAAACTGAAGACGCGACGTTTTTAACAAGCTCTCTTGCGAATTTTGACAAGGCTGTTAGTGACGCGAAGATAAACGCTATAGGCGAATATGTTTTGCGAGATCCCCTTAAAAACAGTCAAGAGATTTTTAATACATTAAAGACTGGCAAAATGAAAATCACAGATAATGGGATTGCAACTATTGCTATGTCTCTCAACTCAGAAGAGCGTCTTGAAGCTTTTAAAAGGTCAAACACTGCAATCAATGATGTATATGCAAGAGAGACACAGCAAGACGCCAGAATTGATCGCCAGAGAAAAACTGCCGCAAGAGATCTAGAAACTGATCTTACTGGGTTCCTAATTGATGGCGGTGCTGATGATGATGTTGTCCGAGCAAAGATAGTTGAGTTGCGTAATCTAGACCCAGATAAAGCGTCAAAATTTAATGATGCGTATTTTGTGAAGGGTGGCAATGATGACCCAGATACATTGTTGCTTTTAGACCAAAAGGGTATGGATCGGTTTTTGACCACTACAGACATTTTAGATGCGCGGGCAGCCAGAAAAATAACGCTAGAAAGTGCTAGGAAATATTTGACTGTAATAAAAACAAACCGCAGCAGCGCCAGAAAAGAGGCTATAGATAAAATTAAAATGTCGCTTGGTGTTCCTGATATTGGAATGATGACGCTTGATGCGTCAGGCGAAAGAAGCGAAGCCGCAAAATTTGTAATGCAGGGAATGGTTGAGCTAGATGCAGCCCTGCGGATAACTCCTAGCTTAGACCCAATGACTTGGGCTGATGGGTTTATTGAGAAGGGTAATGTGCAAAAAAGATTAAAGGATGGTATTAGTTCAGCCCTAAGCACAATTAACAAAATTAAAAATAGCCAATTGCGTATGGGCGGTGAAAAGATAGACACAAATGAAGCTCTTGATGCGGTCATATTAAAATCATCAGGTGTTTTGGAAGACAACCAAAATCATCAAAATAATCACAACAAACTATTAGATGCGATTGCTATTGTTAAACGCAACCGGGCGGCACTTGAACAATGACCGATATAGCACAAGAAATGATGAATACTATCATCGCGGCTGAAAGCGGCGGGTCAATTGAGACTGTTCGCGACGACACCGGCAGCTATCGTATGCGCCGCGTTTATGACAAGGCTATGGCTTTAGAGCAGATGCAGGGGGCTGGCGCGGGTGATTATCGCGACATCTACGCGCTGTCACAGCAAGCAGATGCACCAATCACTGAAGCTGAGGTTGGCGGTACGCAGCTTGGCGCAGCAGCGGGCATACCTGGCGCTATCGTGACTGGCCTGCCAGATGTTGCGGCTTTAGGATATGGTGGTTATAAAGCAGCTACAGCAGAAGAGGGCGAGCGGTTACAATCGTTCTTGGATGGCTTCAGCGCTATCTCTGGCGCTATTGGTTCTGAGGCGCTTGGCGGTTTGTTTGATGGGGTTGTTGATAGTTTGGATGTTAGCGATGAAGCCAAGCAAGGTTTAAAGCAGGGATACCTAGCTGGCGAGTTTGCATCAATGGGTCTTGTTGCGCCGCAGGCTGCTAAGGCCGGGGCTGGCGCTGTTGCTGATTATGCAGCAGGCGCACCAGCCCGCCTAGAAGACGCCAAGAGCGGCGTCACACTTGGTATGGGTGTAGACCCTACCCAGATCGTTGATGAGGCGATTGTGGCCGGTCAAAAGCTTCTGGGTAAAGATTTGCCGCCAGCCGGTACTCTTTTGCCAGCATCTGATGCGCCAACAGTTTCCGGGCTTGCGCCGCAGTATCGCGTAACGGTTGATGCGTTTACGCCAGAAGGTACTGGCAAGCAATCTTTGGTGCCAATTAAACTGACGCCAAATAACGCAGAAAAAGTTAAGCCGTTAATGACGCAACTTGAGCAAGAGTTTCCTGACCCACTGGCCTCGCCGCAATCATATGCGACTATGGTTGCTAAGATGCAAAACAAAGCTGAAGTTTCTATGCCGCCATCGTGGATGATTGACCACGCAAACAACCCAGAAAAATGGGCTGATTGGTTTGGGCAAATTACGCCAGATCAAATCAAAGCGGCTGATGAAGGTTTGGCGGTACAGCAAAAATTTGTTGGCGCATACACCGCTGGGTCTGGGCCAGAATTGACCGGCCAACTTATGTTATGGGCTATCTTGTCAAGACGTATGTCTGCATTCCCACACGAGGCTGGCTATCTTGAATTAGCGGAAGCTGCACAACCGTTTATTCAAAAGGCGGCGCGTGGCGAGTGGTCTGATGCAGACACTGCCGCTTGGCGTAAAATGTCAATGAGCATACAACCAGAAGGTGCGCCCGGCAAAAGTGCCACATCTAACGCAAACGATTTTGGTGAGATTTTCTTAAAAAAGATGTCTGCGGTTGATGAAAACGGTGTGTCTGCATTGACGCGCTTGCACAATTTGATTGCAGACCAGAGCAAAAGCAGTAAAGAAATTAGGCGCGAATATTATTCGCTTGCAGAAGGAACAGGTATCGGCAACAAAATTATGTCATTTGCTTTGCTTGTATCTGGACGAAATGATGTTGTTGTTCTTGACCGCATCCAGATTAATCAAATGTGGGGCGGTGGCGACAAGATTTATGACGACATCATGAAACAGTTTGAAGGCGCACAAGGACTTGTTCAATATGAGGCGCTTGAACGCTCACTATTAAATCGTGTGCCAGACCTTTATAATCGCCTTGGGCGTGGTGATGTGGGGTCTGTTGGCAGATACCATTGGGAAAGCTGGGTAAGATCATCAGGCCAAGTTGTGTCGCACCCAACACTAGAGGCTGTTGTTGGTATGGGTACAAAACGCCCCGGCGCAAACTTTAGCCCAACAGAAATGATGCCCATAACTGAAGGCCGGTTCCACACTAAATATTCTGGTGTGGCATACGAAAAAATGCCGAGTGGTAAAGGCCGGTTTATTTACAAAACAAGTGACGGTGAGCCGTATCAATTCACAAGAACCCAATTAGATGGTATGTTCGATCAAGCGTTTGGCAAAAAGTCTGGTGTTCTTCCAGCAGACTTTCCGGGCGTCCAAGCATTTGAAGGTGGAAGCATACCTTGGTATGAATTTGAAGGAGTAGATCGTGGAAAACTCGACAAGCTCATTAGAGCAAAAGGACAACCAGCAAAAGAATACTAATGTAATGTCATTGGTTGCTGAGTTATACGCAAAGCGAGAGCTAATGCCTATGCAGGCAGAGGCCGAAGAAGAACAGCCAAAGGAATAAACTATGGCGCGTGATCTCACCGAAGAAATGGATGAACTGGCGAAGGCTCAACAAATGGAAGAGATTTCATTTGGTGTGTCTGATGAGGTCATGACCGAACAAGAAGATTTAGCGCCTGTTACGCCGGAAGAGGTTGTGCAGCTTAACAATCCAGTTTCGTTGCCGGATGAGCCTGTGCAGGTTGCCAGTTTATTTGATGATGCAGTTACCGGCGCGGTTGGCTTTATAAAGCGCAGAACTGCTGAGGCTGAAAAGCGTGTCACCGCTAAGATCCCCGAAAAAGATGTGCAGGTGATCGGCGGCAGCACAGTCATACGCCAAGCCAATCAAGAAGATATTGACGCGCTTGAAGGTGTGCTGGATATCACTTTTGAAAAAGGTTTGAACCTTCCAGCAATTATGAATGCGTCGGGTGATTTTGACCTCGCCGGTTACATGACGCAAGTAAAACAGTTAAACAAGGAATTATTTGAACGCGCCCGGCGAGGCACAATCAATTATACCTCAATGCTAGAACTAGCAGAGCAGCAAGGCGCAGATCAGGTGTTGAAGAAATGGCTCACACGTCAGCCCGGCAGGGGTGATGTGGCTGAAGATGTTCTAGCTGGCTTGATATTAGCGCGAGATCTGACACGCAAAACGCAAGATGCTTTCCAGCTAGCTGCTGACACAGCAGAGCCGGTGGCGCGGCGTCAGGCATTTGCTAACGCCGCCCAGTACCTCACAATGGAATTTGCGATGTACTCAAATCTATCAGGCGCTGTTAGTGAAAGCGCCAGGTTGATGCGGGCGATGCAGCAAGCGCAAACAGTAGGCATTGATTTGCGTCGGTCAGATGAATTGCTCAATATACTAGAAAATGAAGGCGTTGATTTTGAGCATCTTGGCAGCTTGTATTTGTCTCTGCCAGACCCAGCAGCAAAAACAAAACTGGTTAGAGGGCTGTTTCAGCGCGGCGGCGATGTTTTAACCGAGGTCTTTATTAATTCAATTCTATCAAACATAGTAACACACGCTGTAAACGTCGCTGGCAACTCAGTGTTTATGATGAGCAAGAGCGTTGAAGAAATGGTGGCTGGTGCTATTGGCAACACTGGCGTAAACAGGATTAGACCCGGCGGCGTTAATCCAAAAGACAGAGCTTATGCGCGTGATGGTTTAATTAGGCTAGAAACAATTGGAACCAGCTTTATTGACGCGCTTGTTGTGGCTGGCAAGGCATTTAAGACTGAAGAGGCCAGCGACCTTACCAGCAAAATTGACGTTAGAAACAGACGCGCTATTGGTGACACTGGCGACATTGCAGAAATATATAAACAGTTTAAAGACGGCAATGTGATGGCCGGGGCGTTGAATAGTGTCGGCACATATGTGCGGATGTCTGGCCGGTTTATGTTGGCAGAGGATGAATTTTTTAAAGCCTTTGCCTACCGAACATCAATCAAACAGCAAGCCCGCCAGCGACAGCATGATTTTTACGATAGGCTGGTTGAAGGTGGAACGCCACAAAATGAGGCGTCAGATCTGGCTGCGGCTGAGTATGTTAGGGCGCTTGAAAACCCTGATCAAAAAGCAATGGAAACAGCGCGTGAAGCTGCCCAGATATTGACGTTCCAAGGCGACTTAGGTGGCTTTGCTGGCGAGATGCAGGGCTTTATGTCTCACCCTGCCGTCAAGATATTTGGTGCGCCGTTCTTTAAAACGCCGGTCAATGTTATGAACTCGGTTGCGGAAAGATCGCCTTTAGCATTGCTATACCCTGATGTGCGCCGGGCGCTAAAGGCTGGTGGCCGTGATGCTGATATGGCTATGGCAAAGATCTCAACTGGCTCGGCGTTGATGGGCGCATTTGCGTGGATGGGCAGCGGGCTGCACTCGCCCGACAATCAGGTCATCATTATGGGGGCTGGCCCGACAGATCCACAGGCGCGTCAGGCTATGGAGCGCCTTGGCCTCTATCCACACACTGTCAATTTCAAGATGGACGACGGCACATATCGCGGCGTAACTTACTCGCGCCTCGACCCGCTGTCAGGATTGCTGGCTATGTCGGCTGACTATGCGTATTACTCGCAATATGAAGATGATAACAGCGTATTAGAAAACTTAACAACAGCCACAGCGCTTGGTTTGTATAACTACGCAATGCAGCAGCCTTTCTTGGATGGTGTGTCGGATTTGTCTCGCATCCTAAACAACGCAGATCCTAAGTTGGCTTTTGAAGAGGCTCAGTCGTTCTTTGCTGAAAGAGCCACAACAGCCGGGTTGCAAATTATTCCAACTGTATCATCTTTGGGCGCTGCGGTTGAGCGCGTTGTAGATCCAATGGCATCAAGCACGTTGCTGCCGGGCGAAGGTTTCTTTGGCGAAGACCCAACATTATTGAACCCTGCGTCTAGGGGCTTTTACACAGCAATACAAAAAGCCAAAGCGCGTCATCCTATGTTTAGTGCAGATATGCCACCATCCCTAAACCTATGGGGCGAGGTTCGCACACAAGGCACCGGGGCTGGGTGGGAGATGTGGTCACCTGTTCGCATTATGGATGCTCAATATGAGGGGCTTGACCGCGAGATGATGGAGCTTGGTGATGGCTTGTCAATGCCGAGCAAGCGCATCAGCGGCGTTATCCTTAATAACGAGCAGTACAACTCGCTAATTTACGCGGTGAACCAGCCAGATCCAAATGCGCCTATGCTAAAGGACGCGCTGACAGACGTGCTGTATTCGCCGATTTATGACCAATTGCCGACTAAAGAAGATAAGCTGGACGCGATGAAAGCAATTTACAGCAAGTATTCCAGTGCGGCTCGTAAGATCCTTATGCAGCAATATCCAGAACTGCGAGAGCGGGTAGCGGAAAATCAGTAAATGGTGTATTATTCACAGCAGAATGTGAGGCATTAAATGGCAGATTATAATATTAACGCAGTAACACGGCGTGTCGTGTTTACCGGCTCCGCTGGCACCGGGCCTTATGCGTTTTCGTTTGAGATCTTAAACAACACCGATATCGTTGCTTATTTCAATGCAACTAAGCTGACGCTGACGACAGACTTTACTGTGACGATTAACGCTAACGGCACCGGCTCTATAACGCTGGTGGTTAACGGTGGCGGCAACGTGCCACAAACACCAGTGGCGGCTGATCAAGTTGTTATTGTTGGTTCAAGAGATATTGAGCGCGTCACAGACTTTGTAACAGCCGGTGATTTGCTGGCATCTAGCCTTAATGAGCAGCTAGACGCGCTAACAATTTTTGACCAACAAGTTGCTGAAGAAAACGCGAGAGCAATTAGAGTGCCTGCATTTGACCCGGCACTGGTTGAGGATGGCGGCGTTGTTAATATGACACTGCCAACAAAAGACAGCCGCGCTGGCAAGACACTAGCCTTTGACACAAACGGCAACCCTGTTGTCGGTGAGGACTTTGGCACTTGGCGCGGTGACTGGGCTGCGTCAACAGTATATGACATACGCGATATCCTGCGTGACGCTAGTAACTATAACATTTATCGCTGTAACACCGCACACCCATCCAGCGGCGCTACACCAATTAGCAGCAACGCCGATGCAGCTAAGTGGGATCTGGTGGTTGATGCGTCTTATGCGGCGACACAAGCAACCAACGCGGCAAACAGCGCAACGGCTGCGGCTACTGATGCAGACGATGCAAATAAAATAGTGAACACTAATAATAATGTTCAGTACACTTTGTCTAATGGCAGTACAGGATTTTCTGCACTTCATTATTTGAGTGCAACCATTATTCAAGCTAATAATTCAGTAACACAAGCTGGCCTTGCTACAAGTGCAAAAACAGACGCAGAAGCTGCACAAACAGCAGCCGAAACTGCGTTGGATTTGTTTGACGATGCTATGCTTGGGGCCAAAGCGTCAGATCCATCTCTTGATAATGATGGTCAAGCTCTTGCTGACGGTGCTTTATATTTTGACACTACTAATGATGTGATGAAGGTTTACAACTTAGCTACAACAAGCTGGTTGCAATTAACGCCGACAGTTTCTAATCAAGTAAATATCAATACGGTTGCTGGTCAAGTCAGCCCGACAAACAACATTGCCACTGTTGCTGGGATTGATAGTCAGATTACAACTGTAGCTGGAATTAATACAACCCATTTAAGCAATGTATCTGGTGTTGCTACACAGGTGGGAATTCTTGGAACTTCTGATGCTGTTTCCGATATGAATACCCTTGGAACCGCTGCAATTGTTACAGATATGGATACCCTTGCGGATCGTGCCGCAGACATTGCGACTCTAGCTGACATCCAAGATGGAACTACAGCAACCAACACTATGCAAACTGTTGTTAGTAATCTGACTGGAGTTAATAATTTCTTTGCTCAATATCGTACTGGTGCTTCTGATCCAACAACTAGTTTGGACGAAGGTGATTTATTTTATAATAGCACTTCAAATAATCTTAAATATTATAATGGTTCTGAGTGGGTAGTTGCTACAACTAGCGTTAATGGAACAGCTAACCGCAACACTTACACCGCTACGGCTGGTCAGACCACATTTTCCGCAACATATGATGTTGGTTTTGTAGATGTATATCTTAATGGCGTTAAGCTTATTGTTAGCACAGATTTTACTGCTACCAATGGAACATCCATCGTTCTTACATCTGGCGCTGCTCTCAATGACACTGTTGATATTGTTGGGTATGGCGTATTCAATGTTGCAAACGTCAATTTCTCCATCAATGATGCGACTGATGTTAATACGGCTGGTTTAACCAACGGTCAAATATTAGCGTTTAACTCAAGCACCAGTGATTTTGAGCCAGTAGATGCTAATGCTGGTGCAGCATTGTTAGCAGGCTCAACTTTTACAGGTGCGGTAGTAGTTAACAATCAGCTAGATATTGAAGAAGTCCACGAAAAAGTAACAGTGATTACGAGTACAACTGGAACTCTGACTTTTGATACAGCGGTTCAAGGCGTTGTTCTTGGAACAGCAAATCAAACAGCAAACCGCACCATTAATTTTACAAATGTAAACTCAACACTCGCTGTAGGTCAGAGCGTCACTTGCGCTGTGATGTTAAGCCAAGGCGCAACAGCTTATTACCTTAGTGCTTATCAAGTTGATGGCGGGTCGGTTACACCAAAATGGCAGGGTGGAACTGCGCCAAGCGCTGGAAATGCAAGCAGTATTGATGCTTACAGTTTTACAATTATTAAGACGGCCGACGCTACATTTACCGTGCTAGCGAGCCAAACTCAATTTGCATAGGAGAATTTTATAATGCCTATGTTGGCAGCGATTGGCGGCGGTTCATCTAGAGGATTCGGGTTTGGGATTTTTGATAGTATTTTTGTTCCAGACTTAGGTGGAACTTATACTGAAACTAAACTATCAGCTTTAGATGCTCAAGCTTCTGATGAGTTTGGCAAAAATCTTTCAATAAATGGAACTGGTGAATATTTAATTTCTGGTGCAAGAAATGAAGACACGGTGGCTAGTAATGCTGGTGCGGCTTATATTTTTAAAAGAACTGATTCTACTTGGAGTCAACAAGCAAAACTAACTGCATCAGATGGGGGAGCTTCAGATGGTTTTGGTTATGATGTTGCCATAAGCAAAGACGGAAACTATGCAATTGTCGGGGCTTGGTTTGAAGACGGAGGATCAGGTAATCCAACAAGCAATGCTGGTGCTGGTTATGTCTTTGTTAGATCAGGATCAAGCTGGACACAACAAGCTAAGTTAGTAGCTTCCGATGCTGTTGCAAGTGATTTGCTTGGACTGCATGTTTCAATAAATGAGGACGGAACATATGTAGCGTTAGGTGCTGAAGGGGAAGACACAGGTGGATCGTCTTCTGGTGCTGTTTATATTTTTGTACGATCAGGTTCAAGTTGGAGCGAGCAACAAAAAATTACTCAAAGCCCATCATCTGCAAACCATAGATTTAGTAAGGTTTCATTAAATTCAGATGCAACTTATCTTTTGGCTGGAGCAACTGGAGTACAAGGCTCACCAAATTTTAACAATGAAGGTGCAGTTTATGTATTCACAAGATCGGGTTCAACTTGGACACAGCAACAAGGCCCAATATTTACTTCAGATGGACAATCTTCAGATGGATTTGGCATTTCAGTAGCTATTAATGAAGACGCTACAACTTTTATATCTAGCTCTAAAAATGAAGATGGTGGTTCTGGTGACCCAATAAGCAATGCTGGTGCAGCATATGTTTTTACAAGGTCTGGTTCAACTTGGAGCCAACAAGCCAAATTAGTGGCTTCTGATGCACAAGCAAGCGATGATTTTGGGCAAAGTGTTGCAATAAATAAAGACGGAAACATTGTAGTAATTGGTGCAAATGATGAAGATGGTGGTTCTGGTGATCCGACATCTAATGTAGGTGCTTTTTATGTGTTTGAAAGAACTGGCTCTTCTTGGACACAAAAGAAAAAAATATTATCGTCTGATGGTGACGCTTCTGACAGTTTTAGTCACGAAGTAAGCATTAGTGATGATGGGAACTACATAATATCTGGAGCACACGCTGATGACGGTAGTGGTAACTCAGTTAGTAACTCTGGTGCTTTGTATGTTTATAAAGTTCCATCTGCATAACAATTTTATATAAGGATTGATGTAATGAGTAGAGCAAGAAATTTTGCAGACTTGATAAACAGCCCAAAAGGCAGGCATGTTACGACTGCAAGTTCTGGAAATGTTACGCTTAACCTAAGTGGTAACAACTCATTTTTTGACGCTGGCACAACGACAGCGGCAACCGCCGTTACCTTTGGCACACCTGACACAACAATCAGGCGTTTTACTTATTCATTTATTCCGGGTTATACCTCTGCTGCAAGCTCAGTAGACGACATAGATACTTGGCGTCTTGATTCAAGTATGAAGCTAACCTACTCAAATCACGACAGTAAAATATATAACCCAACTGGCACAAAAGTATATTTCGCGGATAACACAGCTGAATGTCTTATAACATGTAACCTTGCAGTGCCTTTTGACGATACAAGCGAAAGTTTTGATAATAAAATACATTTAGCCAATGGTGGAGTATCTACTCACGGTGCGGGGATTGGAAACAAAATTGGCCCTGCAAATATTCTTACTGTGAAATTTATAAGATTTAATAATGATGGAACAAAACTCTTTATTGGTGGCCAAAGCTCTGATGCCGTTAATGAATTTCATCTTTCCACGCCGTATGATACTGGCTCTGGATCAATAAGTTACGATTCATCTTTTAGTGTTGCAACTCAAGAAAGCCATCCACAGGCATTGCAGTTTAATCCTGACGGAACAAAAATGATTGTTGGAGGACTTGCAGGTAATGGGTTTGATACTTACGCTTTGTCAACAGGATTTGATGTAAGCACCGCTTCTCATTCACAGTTTGACCTTGTTGCTGATTTTACAAGCGGCCCATCAGGGGCATATGACATCGAAGATTTCTTTTTTAATGCTGATGGTACAAAAGTTTTTTTTAGTAGGCTTAATAATTATATTAAGTCTTTTGAAACCGCTAATTTGTCAACAGCTTATGATTTATCGACAGGGACTTACGTTTCTAAGGTTTTTAATTTATTAATGCTGGGCACAACATCGACGAGTGACCATCCATTTAATTGTGATTTAATGCCTTTAGATAGAATTTCTTTAGCTCCAACGGTAAATGGTAGAATTGAAAGAGGCACAAGTTTTCACCCTACTTTTGCAACTTCTTTTACTGGATATCCAACATATTTTAGTCGTGGATATAGACACAATCTTGAGTTTCAAACAACCGATGGCGGTTCAAACTACACTTTATTAAGTCATAATAGAGTTCAAGTTTGATGAAGCCTACAGCCACATCTGTACAAGCAATAGAAATCGCTAGCTGATGAACGAAGAAAACAAAATCATCGTTGATGTTGTAGCTGGAACAGGCACTGCTGCTGCTTATATGGCTATGGTTCCCGATTTTGTAGCTTTGTTCACCGGGGTGTGGATACTAATTCGCATCTACGAAACCAAGACCGTGCAGTCTGTAATTAAAAGCTTTACTGGCCGTGACGAAAAATGAACCCGCTGATGCTGTTCGTAGTGGTGGTTATTCTGCCGAATGGACAGCCGAAAGTTGACGCTGGCGTTGTGGCCCAATGCCCAGACACGCAGGAAACCACTAAGATTTATGAGCAGGCAGTTATCCGAGGTGATATACTCGACTGGCGTGCGCGGTGCTACAATAGTGATTTAATCCTACCCACCTTCACATGATGTAAGGGAATGTTGTTATAGATCCGATTACCATTTCAGCGGCAGTTACTGGGGCGACTGTTGCGTTCAACAATATTAAGCAAATGATCGCGGCAGGCCGCGACCTAGAGGGCTGTATTGGTGACGTGTCGCGTTGGATGAAAATGGCGAGCGATGTAGACAACGCTGCGAAGCAATCGAACAACCCGCCCATATTTAAAAAGTTGTTTGCCGCTGGCTCAATTGAAGAAGAGGCGCTTGCCAGCTACGCAGCCAAAAAAAAATTAGAGGCGCAACGTCAAGAGTTAAAAACTTTTCTCAATATGTCTTATGGGCCTCAAGCCTGGGCTGACCTAATTCATCTTGAGGGTAGAATAAGAAAGCAAAGGCAAGACGCGATTTACAAACAGCAGGAGATGCGTCGCCAAATTTTAGAGGGTATTGCCATTGGCCTTTTGGTTCTGTTATCTTTTTCAATATTGCTTGGAATTGTTTGGGCTTTAAAAAATTGAGTACAACGATTGGACTAGCCGGTGAGCATTTTGCTGCCGGGGTAATATTGGGCATGACTGGATGGGCGTATGCACAAGCAGCACAGGACAAAATAGATGGCGTGGCTATATCAAAAACTGATAACACGGTGCTTAGAATACAAGTTAAGACTAGCTCGCTTATACTTGCTAAAGGCAAGCGAACTCCGGCTTATCATTTTCAGCTTGGGTCTGGCTGTTCGCAGAAACATTTACCGCGTAACACAAAGGAGTGGGCAGAT